TGAAGGACGAAGTCACCGCCGCTCTGGACGCCAACTACCTGCGCAAGCTGCGCCTGGGCTTCCGCGCGATTGAGGGCCTGGGCGATGTTGTGCTGTACATCAATCAGGCTGACCTGGCCACCCTCGGCAGCGTGCGCGGCACCAACGAGAAGCGCCCGCTGTACGACATTCAGTTCGCCAACGGTTCCAGCACCTCCGGCACCATCCAGGAGGGCGGCATCGCTGTCCGCTTCCGCGTGATCGACGGCCTGGCCACTGGCACCCAGCTGTTCGGCCAGCCCGGCGCGGTGGACATGCCCATGTGGGACAACTACGCCGTGGAGACCGACGAGGGCGGCGACTACTTCAAGCGCAACATGATCGGCGTCCGTGGCCTGCAGACCGCCAACGCCGATCTGGTGGCCTGGCACGGCATGCAGGTCGTCTCCAACAGCTGACGACTGTAAGGGAGGGGCTTCGGCCTCTCCCGAATCTTATTGGAGGTGAGGTAAATGCTGGACGCAGTCAAGCTGGCTCTGCGCATCAGTACCTCGGCATTTGACAGCGAGATCAGCGACCTGATCTCCGCGGCCCAGCTCGATCTGGGTGTCGCCGGCGTGATCGTGCCCTCCACCATCGACGCACTGGTAAAAACAGCGGTGATTACCTACTGCAGGCTGCACTTCGGCCAGCCGGACGACTACGACCGGCTCAAGCGCTCGTATGACGAGCAGAAAGCCCAGCTGGCGACCTGCACCGGCTACACCGACTGGATGGATGGGGAGTGATCGCGTGGACAGATCAGACGTGATCACGCTCATCTCTTACACCCGGGCGCAGGACGATTACGGCGTGTGGCGCGACAGCGTGGAGACCCGGAGGGATGTGTTCTGCCAGCGGCAGAGCGTTTCCCGGGCTGAGTTTTTCAGCGCCGGGCAGTCCGGCATCAAGCCGGAGTACATGTTCACGCTGTTCGAGGGCGATTACAACGGCGAGACGCTGATAGAATACAGCGGCGTCAGGTATGCCGTGTATCGCACGTACCACGCCCGGACCGACGATCTGGAACTGTACGTTCAGCGGGAGGTGGGCGTCCATGGCACATAAGACTGCCCTGGACAAGCTCAACGAGGCGCTGACCGGTATACTGACCGAGTACGGGGATGACATCTCGGCGAACGTATCCGAGATCGCCAAGGCGATGGGGAGAAAAGGCGTTCAGGCGCTCAAGCAAAAGAGCCGCGAAACGTTCCCGGTCGAGCCAGGTACCAAGATCACAGGCCAGTACGCTCAGGGCTGGACTTATCAGACTGAGGATACGCGCACCGGGACGACCGTCACGATCTACAACAAGCACCCGGCGCTCCCTCATCTGCTGGAGCACGGGCACGTCACGCGCAACGGCACCGGGCGCGTATATCCGCGCACACCCGCCCACGAGCACATCAAGCCCGTGGCCGATGAACTGATCGACACCTTTGAGAGTGAGGTGAGAAGCAAGCTGTGACCCGTAAAGAGATTGCATCCACGATCGCCGGCATCGGCTTGCCGTTCGCCTACGACCACTTCTCGGACATGGACGGAGCACACCCGCAGGGGCCTCCGTTCATCTGCTTTCTGTATCCGTCCCGCGATGACTTCATGGCGGACGATACCAACTACGTCAAGATCACTGATCTGGTGATCGAACTGTACACCGATCAGGTAGATTTTGGACTTGAGGACACGGTGGAGGCGGCCCTGACGGCTTCCGGGCTTGTGTACTCAAAGGACCAGATCTATCTGGACGGTGAACGGATGTATCAAACGACATACACATCGGAGGTATGCATCAATGGCTAACAAGATCAAGTATGGTCTGAAGAACGTCTACTATGCCGTGGCGACCATCGCGGCGGACAACTCTGCGACCTATGAGACTCCGGTCGCGCTGCCCGGCGCCGTGTCTCTGAGCATGGATCCCCAGGGCGAGAACAGCCCGTTCTATGCCGACAACATCGTCTACTACATGGGCGCGTCCAACACCGGCTACGAGGGCGACCTGGAGCTGGCGAGGCTGCCTGACTCCTTCAAAACTGACGTGCTGGGCTATATTGAGTCCGGCAACGGCCTGCTGGTTGAGGACGCCAACGCTCAGCCCGTGCACTTCGCGCTGATGTTCCAGTTCGAGGGCGACGTCAAGGCGACCCGGCACGTGCTGTACAACTGCACCGCCACCCGCGCCACCGCCGCGGGCAACACCAAGTCCGAGACCGTTGAGCCGGAGACCGAGAGCGTGACCATCACCGCCACCAGCATCTATCTGGAGGCTCTGGGCACCGACATTGTCAAGGCCGACACCAACGACACCACCACCGACACCGTGTACAACGGCTGGTTCAGCGCCGTCACCGTGCCGACCGTGAAGACCTGACATCCTGACCACAACCGTGAGCCCCGCCGGACACCAACGGCGGGGCGTTTTTTGCAAAGGAGGCAACACGAAGTATGTACAAGGTGATCTCTCTCGGCGATGAACAGACGCCGATCCTGACCAGTGCGGCGACCAACGTTTACTACAAGCAGATTTTTGATGAGGACGCTCTGGCAGTACAGTCCGCGGGCGACATGACTGTCGCTCAGCAGGTGGACTTCGCGCAGAAGCTGATGTTCGTGGCCATTCAGCAGGCCAAGGCTCAGGCGCTTGTGACCAACGGGCAGGCCGTCAGCGTGCGCGACTACATGCGTACCGTCAACATGGACACGTACATGGACTGGCTGGACAGTGTGGACTTCGGCGACATCAACGACGCCTCCAGCGAGGTCATGCAGGCTTACATCGGTGGCAGCCGATCCAGCAGCAAGGCAAAAAAATAGGCAGGCCAACGGAGCGGCCGTACAATACAGCGGTATTCCTGCTTCGTGTGATCCAGGTCGGGCTTAATCTGTCCGACCTGGATTATCTGGAATACGGCGAGATTACGGACATCCTGACGGAGTCCGGCAACGATAACTGTGAGTATCGCCAGCTGGCGACTCAGGATGACTTTGACAGGTGGTGAGACCCATGGCAACGCGCGGCGCAATCAAAGGCATAACTATTGAGATCGGCGGTGATACCACACAGCTCCAGTCTGCGCTGAAGGATGTGGACAAGCAGCTTAAGACGACCCAGTCCAATCTCAAGGACATCAACAAACTGCTCAAGCTCGATCCCGGAAACACCGAGCTGTTGGTCCAGAAACAGAAGAACCTCAAAAGCGCCATTGACGGCACCAAGAAAAAGCTGGAAACTCTCAAGAGCGTGCAGAAGGATTCTGTATCGCCCGAGGAGTGGGACGCCCTCCAGCGTGAGATCATAGAGACCGAGGGCAACCTGAAGGACCTTGAGAAAGAGTACAAAAGCTTCGGCAGCGTAGGCGCCCAGAAGCTGAAGGTTGTCGGCAACAACGTCTCGAAGGTCGGCAAAAAGATAACCAGCTTCGGCGAGTCCATGACGACGCATGTCACCGCGCCCATTATGGCGCTGGGTGCTGCGGCTTATGCGGGCTTTACCGAGGTCGACGAGGGCATGGACACCCTCATCACTAAGACCGGCGCCACCGGCGAAGCTCTGGACGACATGGGTAACATCATGAAGCGGATCGCCACCAACGTTCCCACCGACTTCGCCACCGCGGGCGAGGCTGTAGGCGAGGTGAACACCCGCTTCGGCGTGACCGGTCAGACGCTGGAAGACCTTTCCGCGCAGTTTATCAAGTTCGCGAGTCTCAACGGGACGGACGTCACCTCGGCGGTGGACTCTGCGCAGAAGGCCATGACGGCCTATGGCCTGTCCGTAGATGACGCTTCCGGTTATCTGGACTACCTGACGCTCATCTCCCAGCAGACCGGCGCGGATGTGAATACGCTCATGTCCAGCGTGCAGTCCAACTCCGCAGCGTTTAAAGAGATGGGCCTGTCGATCTATGACGCTACCGCCCTCATGGGCCAGCTTGAGGTCTCCGGCGCCGATTCTTCCACGGTCATGTCCGGTTTACAGAAAGCCCTGAAGAACGCCGCGCAGGAGGGTAAGCCTCTGGACGTGGCTCTGGCAGAACTGCAGAGCACCATCCTCAACGGCACCGGCACCACGGACGGCCTGACGGCGGCTTATGATCTGTTCGGCAAATCCGGCGCGCAAATTTTCGAACTGGTAAAGTCCGGCGCGATTGACTTCACTACGCTGGCAGGTTCGGCCGAGCTCGCTGCGGGAACCGTCTCCGACACCTTCGAATCCACCCTCGACCCGGCGGATAACTTCACCATGGCGATGAACGCGCTCAAGGAAACGGGCGCGAGCATCGCCGAGACTGTCATGCCGATACTGGCCGAGGCTCTGGACAAGGTCAAGAACGTTATCCTGACCCTCAAGGAAAAGTGGGACAATCTGGATGAGGGCCAGAAGCAGACCATCCTGACCATAGCGGGCATCGTCGCTGCGGTGGGCCCCGTGCTGGCGATCATCGGCAAGGTGGTCTCCGGTGTGGGCAGCATTATCAGCATAGTGGGCAGTCTGTTCGGCGCGGTCGGCGGCATACTGCCTGGCGGTCTGATTATCGTCGGTCTGGTAGCTGCCGGTATGC